GTGCGCTCTTCTAGTTCGCGTACGGCGGCAGACCAAGCAATTTGGATACTTGGATCGTCGTCCGTGTGCGGGACTCTGGCCCAACTTCTGAACTTTGCTAGGTCTAGAGCCATGGTTCCTCGCTGAGGGGGGGTGGAGCCGAAGCCCCACCCACCCAAAGGATGAGAGGTTCAGAATCAGGCGTTCGTAACTTGCAACTGCACTAGCGCATTGACGCGGGTGAAGTCGGAGTTGGCGAACATCATGCCCTGGTAACGGATACGGCCAGTACCACTAAGGCTGTACTCGTCGCGAGTGACCGACATCGTTCCCCACTCGCGCATGGCGAATGCTTCACTGATGTTGCCCAACACTACGAGGCAGTTCTTACCAGTGCTACCGGTTGCCACGTGCGCTGGCAGGTATTCCGTGACGTAGACGGGCAGGCCCATCAGGGTGAACGGAGCAGCATTGACCAAGGCAGCATCAGCAGACGGAACAAAGATTGGAACCCCATTAACCAGGATTCCTGCGATCGCTGCGTACACATCTTGCGGCATGATCCATGCAGCGGATCCCCAATACGCGGCAGGCAACTTCGTGTAGCGCATTTCGGACAACTTAGCGACAGTTACACCAGCGGTGATTGCTGCTGCGCGTGTCGTTGAGGCGCTCGTTGCAGTTGTGATGTTGATGCCTGTTGTGGAGTTAACGGTAAAGATGCCCTTCGGCGAGTTGGTGCCAGTACCACCGATGTAGCCCCACTCAAGGTTCTTCGACAACTGAACCTGCAAGTGTGAGAGCACTTCCTGTTCCACGGGGAATCCGGGATCAGACTGTGCAATGAGTTGGTGCGAAACTTCGGTCTTCGGCAAGCAAAGAACCGGAGCAAGCGCCACTTCGGTGAACAGAGGATCAGAATTGGTTGCAGCAACGGTACCGGTGTCCGCCTGTGTCCATGCAGCCGTGTAATCAGCGGTCTTCAGCGTGCTGTAGCGCAGCGCCTGGTAGCCCTGAACTCCTGTCCGCAGGTCGCCTAACCCGCGAATTACGGATTGAGCCGATAGGTATTTTAGGACGGCGTCTTGGTACAGCTTCGGGATCAAAATCGAGCTCGAAGCGGTCGTGATGAGTTCACGCTGTTCCGGGATTGCACCAGTGCGCATGTAGTTCGCAAACTGCATCTCGTACTTCTTGCTATCGCGATACTCGAGCGAGCGCTCTTCGGTCTTCTTGACCATGTTCTCAACAGCGCTCGATGACGCGAAACGCTCGCGCAGTTGCGCGGAACGGATCTCGGCTTCGACCTTGGTAAGTTCGTTGGCGACTTCGTGGCCACGGGCCTCGACTTCGACGGACATGGTGTCCTGGGCGAGAATGGAATCGCGCTCAGCAGTGAGCGCCTTACGGCTTTCAAAGAGTTCGGACAGTTTCATAGCGGCATCCTTAATCGCAGACGAAGTCGGGCTAAGCCCGATTGAAAATGACGGGCCTCGGCGAGCGTCTGCGGATACGCGCCTTCGGAAACGATGGAAATTTCGCGCAGGGAAATTTTTTGCAGTGTGCGAGTGTTGCCGCTCCACGAGTCGGCAATCACCTGAAATCCAAAAGACATCTCTGACAACACTCCGGCGGTCACCAAAGATCGGACGTCCTGTGCACGTTGATTGTTTGGTGGCAAAGTCACCTCGAAAGCGAGGCCGTGATCGTCGCTGCGTAGTTGCAGTAGTCCGCTCTTCGTGTTCGCAAGCAAGTCGCGCGTGTCGTGACCGACAAGGAGCGAGATGTTGCTACTGAGTGACGAATCGAACGCGCCGCGCTGAACGCGCTCGGTGAACGGCTTGCCGCCATTGATGCCGCGAATGGTCAGCGGGTGACTCGGTGCGTCATAGACCGAGGCGTAACCGCCGATCTTGTCGCCTGTCATGGCTAGTTTCGTAGTGCGGATTTCAAGCATTGGTGTCCTCGTTGCTGCCGTCGGGGGCTTCTTCGTTTGCTTGCGCACCAGGCATGGAGACAGACGGCATGTCGAGCCCCTCGATCTCGGGCAAGCCCATCCGTCGGCGTCCGTCGTTCGGCGAAAGAATCCCGGCCAGCACGAGTTTGGACAGAGCCATGCCAGCATCCCTCATGTTTCCTCGTAGCAGGATGTCGGTATCAAGCCGAGCGTGCTGACCGGGATTGCAGAGTTTGCGCGTGATCTCCGACTCCCACGCGCTAACCCATTGGGCGAGTGCGCCATCGACGTAGGCGCGTGCTGTTTCAGATTGGGAAGTAAGAGCGCCGCCGCCCTGCTGGTAAAGCATTTCAGGAGGCACACCAAACGCCCGAGCAATCTCTTGCACGCTGAACTTGCGGCTTTCGATGTTGCTCGTCGTTGTCTCTTGGCTGATCTTCTCCGCCTTCATGCCCTCGCGCAGAATCAGCGGGCGAGAGGCGCCGTCTGCCGTTGCGTGCATGGTTTGCCATGCGTCGCGGATGGCTTGCACCGTCTGATCGGACATGGCACCAGGGTGAGAGATGGCAACCTTGCCACTTGAACCCGTCTTAATCAGCGAACGGTGTGCTGCCTCTTGATCTGCGGCTAGATCCATGCACGCGCGAGCGGCGTCCATTGGGCCCACAAACCACCCTGGTTGATTGACATTTGGGTAGCAACCGAGGTGCAAAACCTGATCACTGGACAGCGTTGCACCCCCAATGCGGTACACCAAACCGTCTTCCGTGATCTCCGCTTGCGCGGCGCCGATCGGCATCGGCTGTAGTTCTGCCACTTCGCCGGTACTGTCGCGGCGAATCAAGGCAAGACCGTTGCCGCCTTCGAGCGCACACGCCGTGATATAGCGCCGGAACTCGTAGCCGGATTGCCAGCGTGAAGCCTCGCGCGTCATCAGTTGCGTGATTGGTGAGTCAACCTCGCTGCCGCTCGCGTCAATGATCGAGAACGGGAGCCGCGCTAGGTCTGCGCTGATGAGTTGCGTAGCACGCACCACCGCTGGCAGCGAATTAATCGCAGGGGTAGCAAGTGGCTCCGGTCGTGCGTAGACGACGGTCGCTGAACGGAAGCCCATGAAGCGTGCGAATAGACTCACACCCGCATGGAACGAATGTGCCTCAGGATGTCAACACGGATTTCTGTAGTTCCACTCTTAACCACCAAACACAAACGCCGCGGCAATTTCTTGCTACGGCGTTTGTGTTCAAACCCTCGGGGCGTCCCGAGGCGGCGTTAGCCGTCTTACTGGATCGCAGTGCGGCAACCCAGGCGAGGCGCTGTGCGGGGCCTCACACCACATTGCTGTGATGCCAAGAGTGTACTACCCAATCGGGCAAGCGCTTGTGCTGAGTCCGGTCGACTCGCGCACCTGGTGATGCTCCATCAGAAGCGCTGCCATGTTGCCGGAGACGATGACGTCCATGTTCCCCTTGCCGCCGCGTCCCTTTACCGGTCGGATGTTGCCCACATTGTCTGAAATCAAGGTGATTTGACCGAGTCCGGACACTAAAACTGGGTCTGCGGTGTACGTCAATTGCCTACTTTTGAGGAGGTCTGCCCAGCACTTCCAGGCAGGGGCCATCGTCCTAATGCTCTGATCGACCGTCACAATGGGCCATCCGCGGTCAATCCAGCGCTTAATGTCACGCGCTTGCGCCGGATGCGGGTCGACTCCGATCTTCCGAACGTCGTACGTGGCGATCATGTTCTCCAACTCTGCCTCGACCACGCTCATGTCCTGCCATTCACCAGGCATACGCCGCAAGTGCCCTGCTTGAATCCATTGCTGCAATGGGTTTTTGCACTTCTTCTCGTCAAGTGCAATGTCCACACCCGCCCACCAGCACACGTTGCGGCCGCGGATCATCTTGCCATCGACAACCATCAAAGTGAGCGCAGTTAGGTCGAGCTGCGGGCCGTACCCACCGCGGCTCAGGTCAATCGCAATCACCGCCGGCTGTCCGCGCAGTCGCGTCCAATCAACCTCCTCAAACTGCCGCTCGAGTATGGCTGTGTCGATGTCAGAGGTCGCAATCGTGTGATATCTGCACGCCAACTGCGTTTCAAACTCGGCAATCTGAACCGGATCGCCCGTATTTAGCATCGTTTGCGCAGCCAATTGCAACTGAGTTGGGTCAACAATCGTGCCTAAACCGGGGTGCGCCTTCGCCCAAACAGCAGGATCTGACGCGCAATCCTCGGTATCTAGACCGTAAATCATGGGCCACCACCCCGCCGGATAGGGCGTTCCGTCGGCTATTGCAGCCTCACACGCTTGCCAATAGCCCCAAATCGGGCGCGTCTTCTGCTCTGGATCGGGAGTAGTGATCGCCAGTAGTTGCGACGTGGCAAACTTGGCAAGACCAGTAAGCAAGCGCCCGAACGCTTTATTCATGCGACTTGTCTCATCGGCCACCGTGAGCCTGCTCGTCAAACCGTCAAGGGCGGCATCAGTACATGGCAGCGACACGTACCGGTTGCCACCGTGTTTAACTTTGCCAGGGTGCGCTGGCGTTGATCCACCCGAAACTCTCCATTCTTGCTCGTCTTTGTCAGTGTCATCGTGCGCCAACGTGCGGCACATCGTCTGCATCCGCTCGAATGTCTTCTGTGCCAAACGCCCATCCGGCGCCACCGATGAGAACTCAAGCGCTTGCGATGCGTCGCGCATGGCCGCCATAATCATCGATGCGGCAAACTCGGTCTTTCCGTTGCCACGGGCCACCACTAGCAGCAGCGCCTTCGTGGCCGGCGTGTCGGTCTTCACCTTTGACACTACCCGACGCCTGGCAAGCAGGATCATGGCCACCATGCATTGCCAGGGCATCCACTCCAGTGGTTGACCCGCGCCTTCTTCCACGCCTTGCCCACACTTGCGTGCGAACGCCCGAGCGTCCTCGGCGCGTGGCTCGTCCCACCACACCTGGTGCGACGCCGGCGCTTTCCGCTCGGCTAAGTAGCGTTTGCACGAATCAACAATGCGCAGATTGGCGACGGCGCTCCCGCTGGCAATCGATTCGGCGTACGCGTCGGCTAGGTCGGCGCATAAAGGCGGTCGTTTCAGGTGTTTACGGCGTGTGTCTGTTTTGCCTGATCCCCCACGCGGTACCTTTGGAATTTGGGGGGGCTCGGCCCCTTGGCGGGGGTTCATTTTTTATTATTTTTATCAACCAAGGTAGTTGGACAAATAATTTTTTCGTTATTGGTCTTGTGGCAGTGACATGCCACGCAGAGCGACTGCAAGTTCTTCCACTCGTTCGTACCACCACGATGCAATGGCACGATGTGATCTGTCTCAAGATCAGCAACACCACCACAGTGAGCACAGCACATATGCACAGCCTTATGCTCACGTGCTATGCGTGTCCATGTACCACCACGCGAACGTGATGTGTGCGCATAGTTAAAGGTCTTACCTAAATCGGCTTTGTATTTCCATCTAGCCATGTGCGTACCTCTTCCATGAGTCGCGTATCTACCTCTTCCCTCCACGCTAATAGCCATTCCTCATCGTCTTGCCTGGCAAGGACAATGGGTAACCACCCTACACGTGCATCAGTACGTGCTTGCAACATTGCATCCTCAAGGCCAGCGCAACGTGGTGCAACATTGGGCAGACATATGCCATCGTCCATGACTTGCATCAACCGGCTTAACCGGCATATCAACAGGCTTCCACTGCTAATCAGTGGGTCGGTCTTCAAGCGCCCATACACATACGAATAGCCTGATTTCCTGCGCTTTACTTCAACGTGTATCTGCCAGCTGCACTGTGCCTCGATGTCGGCTTTGCCCTTGCCATAGCGTTGGGCAGTACGTTCCCACTTGAATGGGAACAGCCTCTCCAGCGCACGGCAAGCGTCCAACTCACCGTTCTTACCCTTCATGCGTGAATTGGTCATGCCCCGTGATCTTCCGCTTGGTCGACTTCCTGATCCGTGACACAACTTGGCGTAATAGGCCCGTATTCCTCGATAGTGTCACGCTGGTGGCGCGTGTCTTCCGTAGTTCCATTCTGCCCAGTAGATTTAACGGAACGTGGTGTTGTGTAAATCGACTCCATGCGGGCGATCTTCATGCGTAGGGCTTGGATGACAAGCACTTGCTGGAGGATTTGGTCTTCGAGGCTCTGTGGCTGTGTCATGCGACTCCCTGCAAGCGATGTAAGACAACCTTGGCGACGTCACGTGCGCCTCCCAAGTTCTCGGTGTGGAACTTCAATGTCGAATACGCGTCGTTGCCGCTGCGGGCCCAATGCTCGAGCAGGAGCCTCCAAGCGCCTACTGCGTCACGGTCGCTCAAACCGTGCGAGATGAGTACGCGCCGGCAGACCGAACAGTGGCTCTTGATGTCCGCTCTCGGGTCACGTTGCTTGATCCGGTTTGCGATGTCATCTTGAACCTCCCACCCGCTCACGGCGGTAGCCGTTTGCTGGTTAGGTGGACTAGTTAAATGGACTAGATAGGATCCCGACGTCAAATTGACGTCGCTAGAAACGTCAATTTGACTCTTCTCCGACGTCAGATTGACGTTTCGTGAAACGTCAGATTGAGGTATCTCCTGCCCTGTCAGGTTGACGCGGTACGAAAGCGCTTTGCCCTTGCTACTCGTTGTCAGGACGCCACTTGCGCGTAGTCCGTCAACGGTGCGCTGGCAAGTCGATTTGCTGATGCCGCACTTCGCTGCCAGCACTGCCTGGCGAGGGTACGCCAGGCGTCCGTAGTCAAGAATCGCCAACAGCACCAACTTTTGAGTGCCGTCAAGCGCTCCGCAGCGCCACACTTCCGATGGTTGTGGGTTGGTCAAAAAGGCACCTCTTCCTCGACCACCACTTGCACGTCGACGATCAAGAACCCATCCTGCCAAGGCTTGAGCTGCAAGGCAATCAACTTGCCAATGATGTCCGCATCGACTGCTGAGAACGACGTGAACCACTCGACGCCGTTGGCCTCAAGACCTACGCGCCAGTATTCCTTTCCCGACTTTGCCGTCTTTGGATCAACTCCGACACAAACGCCGCGTACTTGGAGCCGGTCGCCTTTAGGCTCAGGCTTGACTTGAGCGGGCTTCGCCGCCTTGGATGGCGCAGCGAGTGCCTTGCGAGGCGCGGGCGCGTCCTGGGGCATCGTGCGCTCTTGCTCGGGCATCTCCTCAGCGATGCTGCCCTCGTAATCGAGAGCAGCAAACGCCCACCCCATCACGCCCTTGAGCGCACGGCCAGTAGCGCGGGTCTGCGCCATCATTTGGCGTGCAAACTGTGGGCGCGTATTCCACGGGCGCTCGTCATCGAAGACCGAGCCAATGCCCGATCCCACGATGACGCCATTCAACAAGACCGTGCAGGTCGCTTCCCAGTAGCCGGCAACGCTTTCCGTCGGTTCGACGTGCCGAAGACTGGCAGTGCCTGAGGTGTAGCCGAGCGACGAGGCGATCGCCTGGGCGCCCTGCACGGTCAAGTAGTTGCGACCCTGGATGACTTGCGTGTACTTGGCGCGGACGATGGGCCCGACGATCCTGCACACTTCCTCGTTGCGCTTGACAATAGCGCCAGGGTTGATCTCGTTAGTGACCAGGTCGTTCATCGCTTGACCTCCGGCTTGCACGATTCGTGCGACGGGTCAAGCAGCAGCAACATGAACACACCCATCGCGAAACAGCCAATTACTACGTAGAAAAGTTCCATCTTGCGTTCCTCTCAAGAGAACGCACATGAACTGGTGCAGATAAGGATTGGCTGTTACGTTAAATTCAAATACTAGCCATCCCCGACCTGACGTACACCCTCTCAAGTGCGGCCATTTGAGATCTTATCGGCGAGCAAGGAGATTTGCTTGAGTCTTTCCGCGGTTTTTAGAGCAAGTTTGCTAGTGCGCTTTTCTTCATCCTGAGCCACCAATAATCTGCGTACGGCGCGCTCATAACTAAATCCCACTTTGAAGCGCCAGTCCCACTGTGGGCCCGGGTCAGCCGTAATCGTCCACTTCCCGCGAGGGTCAGAATCCTTGCGGCAAAGCCACCACTCGCCGCGCTGGCGATCCAGTTTTTCTATTAGGCCCCGGTGTCTCATGACCGGAAAATAGCAGGTTTACCTCTTCAACCAACCAAGGATCTTTCCTACCCAACCAGGCGTTGCCTTGTTCATCGCTGCCTTACGCCGAGCGCACCCGCCGCAAGGCTTGAAGCCGACAGCACTTGTGACATTGGCAACCACATCGCCCATGCCCAGGCTTGGTGGAGCCGTCGGTCTTTCCGCCGCACCTGGCGCCCCAAACAGAAGAGGCGGGTCGAGGTAGTTCCCGTTCCGCGTTTCCCGTTCCTTGCAGGTCGAACACTTGGTGGCGTCGAGGTTCTTGATGCAGAACGGTGACGTCCCTGCCACCCGCCAAGACTTGCAGTCCGTGATGGGTAGCGAAACGCCGTTAATTGTAATTGTTCCGAGTTCCATTAGGTCAGGGTAATGATGGTGCCAGTGGATTTGCAAGACGTGCCAGGCGATTGGAACGACCGTAAGCATGGTTGCGGGAGCGGGTTCGCGGTTGCCCAGGCTCCACCTGGTGAGCAGTCCTCACCCTGTGGGCAGCATGGCGCAACCGTGTAGACGTACGGGTATGCGTAGCAACCGGTGCGCGGGTCAGGCATCGAGGGGCACAACGATTCCCATCCGTACACAAGCACAATATCGATGCCACCGATGTTCACTGTGATGTCTTGCAGCGGCCAACCATCGGAAGCTTCGCAGTTGGTGACGTTCTGGAAGAACGCAATGTCCGTGCAGATCGAGATAGTGCCGTTCCCGTATTCCTGAACGCGCTTCATCGTGTAGCGCGAGCCCATCGCGTATTCCGGGAACGAGAGGCACTGGATCACGTAGTTGTTGGCAGTCGCACTCGTCGCGGAGATAGCGGCGTTCGTGGTGTTTGCGGATGTCATGCGAGGCGGCGATGCAACTATCAAAGTTTGGGCCGCGCAGGCGTAGTATCGAGGGGACGAGGCCACCAAGGTGACCGTGATCTCGGTATTGCCGTTGGTGAACGCCACGCGGTCAACACTCAACGCATCGCCAGCAGCAAAGCCTGGTCGATCGTTTGGAGTCTCTTGATCGCACAGCACACAACTTTGCCGATTACCAAACCAGAAGTACGCCGACCACGGCCCGATGCCGGTAG